GCATATACTTCCAATGCTGTTCGTACATCAGCGGCTCACCTCCCACCCAATACACCTCTTCAACGCGGTGCTCCTCAACAGCAGTAGCAAACTCTTGCTCTACCTGGGTGTCTTGAAACTTTGTAATTTGTTCTTTGACTTCAGGTTTCATCCAATGTGTATTTGGATCCTTCCAGTCGATCATATTGTTTTGCCGTTGCTCTGTCTCCCAAGCACTGGACAACATATCTCCACACATTCTACATTTGAAGTTGCAAAGATTACTAAATCTATAATCCCAACTTACAGGCTTCATTGTGGTATAGCCCGTACTGTCTGTACTCGCCATTGCGTCTAAATACTTATGTCCAAACAGCTGATCAAAATAACTGCGGTAAACGTCAGTGTTTAACAGCCGATCGTTGCATACTTCGCACTCGGGTAGAGTTTCACCGGCCATCATACGTTGACGCACTGATCGCATGTGATCACTGTTCCAGTGTTCATCTAAGGTAATAGGAATATATTTTCCAGTGCCAGATTGCGTATCTATATACTGTTGAAAATTCTGTGCAGGCTCCCTAGACGCACAGCACATGCGTCTTTCAGTTTGTGGACTTAGATAGGTGTGTACCCAAGGTGCAAGGCAAAGTGTTTTAGGTTTGGTCATTGGCAAATTCTAATATTGGGTATACCACATCCTGGGTAAATCTTTTATCAACTAATGCTCTATTATAAAATCTTTGATAGTTATATTCAACCTTTTCTTCTGTTAGGCGACTGTGATCTTGGCGATCGTAATTGACTACTTGTTTGTAGACTAGTTCTATTCTGCGTTCATCATCAGATACCAAATCGTAGTGCTCATCAAATAAATTGCCAAAGGTTTCAAATCCGCCTTCGCGTATAAAATGTAGTGTAGTTGGGCAAGCAATAGTTATAAAGGGATGACGTAGAGCCAATGGCTTCATTGTTTTTTCTGTTATAAAAACTTCTAGTCGACCACGGCTAACGGCTGTTTCGACTACTACGCTAAACTGTGTACGATTATACCAATCAGGATTGATGTATCTATCCCAGTGTGTTTCTGTGCGTTCTCTATCACCGTCAAGTCTAATTCCGCGATCAACATAACTGTACAGGCCTTGATCCACAATAGGTTGAAAAACATCGTGTATGTAATCCCTAAACGGTCTTTGATAATTCATCATTAACAAAAATTTACGATCAAACTTTGATTCTCGCATAATGTGTTGGTAATTAAAAAGACGGCTTTCTCTATACCAAAAGAACCAAGGAACTGTAATATACGATTCGGGCAGTCTGCGATCGTTTACGCAAATCATGTACTTTACAAATTTAGAGTCTATTGCGTGTGGAACATTATTTTCTTGTAAATTTTCTACTAGCACACGATAACCAGAATCTATTAATCCTTTAAGAAACATATCTTGAGCGGTATTCAAAATAAAAATTGTACTGGCACGGTCATAATCTGCTGTGGCTGTATACTGTTCTAATTCAAAGTATGGATCAAAACAGTTGCTGAATGCTGGGTAGATAAATCTACCAAAGTCATTATCAAAGTGTACTAGTTTTATCTTCATAGCCCATTGCTCGTGCTATTTCGTAATGCGTATCACGAAAGTCCTGCTTACGATAATCATCTGCCAGTTGCATTCTACGTAGGAACTCTGTGCCGTCGCTACCTGCGCCTAATTCAATAAAATTAATTACACGATCAATTTCTTTGGCATACTTGTTGTTTCGCCAGAATGTTGTTTTTAATTTGTTCAATACTAGTTCTTGTGCCTGTGGTGTCATTGACTGTATACTCATATGATCCGGGCCGTGTAACATATTGAAGTAAACATCTCCAAATTGTTTAGTGTCAGCCCAGGCCAGTAGTTCATCTAGGTAATAGACATTTTGTATGTTGATAGTAAAGCATAACTGTGTAGTGATATTTCCACAATGGGGCTTGTCTGTCATGTTGTTAACTACATCAACAATTTCGTTAGCACGATCCCACTTGGCACCGTAGCGTTCGTATTCAAAACGATCGCCTACGTTGTCAATACTGAATGCAACATCAACACGACCAAATTCTGCCCAAAGGTCAAACAAGTATGTGTCCCATTGTGTGGCATTTGTATTGTAGTGTATATCAATATGTTTTGCGTGGCCTGTTTGGCAAGCAAACTTTAATAGTTCTTTATGCTCTTCAATCATCCAAGGCTCACCGCCAGTAAATTCAATGTATCGGATGTTGGGAATAAGTTCACGCATGTTATCCCAGAATGTTTCTGTCTTGCGTGGCCAAGCGCCTTGACGTAGCCAAGTATATGCTTGATGTTGTTTGGGATCTTTGCCGCGATTTTTTTCATAGGCCATTTCTTCTTCGGCCCACTTACTTGATGACCACGATCCACATATACGACATTTTAAGTTACAGATGTTGCCTAGCTTTAAGTCAACGAACCAAAGTTGATCGGGAGTATCGTTGGCCCAGTCTACTTTTCTATACAGTTCTTTAAGACGAACTTGACTGTGTATGCGCTTACTGTCTCGTCCTGCGGCTTCTTCCTCCCAACAGCGATTGCATGTCTCGGGTTTAATACCCGCACGAAAGTCCTGTCGCAATTTTTGCATATATACACTATGGTATGCCGTTTCAAGCGTGGTTTCATTTAGGTCGTACTTCTTTCCTAATTCGTCTGTGATTTCTTCGTGTGCCATACAGCACGGACGTATAGATCCTGTTGGACTAGTTTCTATACTAATCCAAGGTAGCATACATATAGTCTTAGGTAGCGTTATCTCAGACATTCGAACTCCGGAAATGTTGCCCAAAAGTCTTCGCCACGTATTTCATCTAACTTACGTATTTCTTCTACAAAGCGAGGCCAGTGGTGACTTTGATCTCCAGAGCGCAAAAAGTTTAATGCTGACTTAAATCCGTTAGTAGCACGTTTAAGTCGATCTTGTGGCTCTAACCATTCAATGTGTTTCTCGTATGCAGGAATAATAACATCGCGCTTAAACCATTCTGGGAAGATATCAATACGATACCATTCTGGCCCTTGGCAAATGTTTACATTAAAATCTTGTGGATTGATAAGTTCTTGTTCTACCCATTCCTTATGGAAATCTAATATATGTAGCACGTTCATTGAACTTAGTGTAGCACTAATATAAAAATCTGCCCATGGTACTTCCTTGATCATGCGACGACGATTATCGATAGTCTGCGCCCAATCTGTTCCCTTACGCATTAGCTCCGCTCTAGCTCCGCTAGCATCTAAACTGGCACCCACGTGAATAATTCTAAAGTCTTTCCAATAATCAAATACGTGTTTGTCTTTGTAGCGTAGTTCACTAAAGTTAGTATTGTAAGTTAAGCGTATTTCATTCTTGCCTAGTTCAAGCAATTTTTCTAATAGGAAGTAATGTTCCTTCATGATTAGTGGCTCACCACCAGCAAAGTACACCTGTTCTAAATATGGAACGTGTGGCATCATTTGACGAATCATATCATCTTCGTCACCGGTAGTATACTCTACACGTGCCATTTCGCGGCCTAGCACGTCGGGCTTACGATTGTATAACTTTACGTGATCGTTATACCAATTTGAGCTAAAAATAGGACCGCAACTACGGCAACTAAAATTACATAAGTTACTAAAGCGGACGTCCCAGTAGCGTAACTGGAATTTGGGGTTTGTTCCATCTGGTAATGTTTCCTCTACTTCGTCAATGTGATGACCATAGTTACGATTGCTGTCGTAACGCATACTAAAGAAACCATTGGCTTCTTGCTCGTAACATTTTGTACATTCGCTACAGGACTTATCCTCTAGCATATTGACACGCATTTGTCGGTACCGGTCGTTATTCCAAACTTCTTCCATTGTGTTCTTGCGTAGGTCACCTACTGGTTGATGGTAGTCACTTAAACAACATGGGTATGCACGACCGTCTGGAAAGGCATGCATGTGCATCCAAGGTAGCATACAAAAGGCTTTTGATTCTGTTAATCTAGCCCACTGCTCATCTGTAAATTGTTTATCTTTGGCATAGAGTGGAGCACGACTATTATAGTCATAATTCTTAAAATAGTTTTTTATTTTGTCTGTCATAGCCCGTTATACCATTCTGCTAGTGCAGGGAAAGTTTCTGTAAAGTTTTTACCACGACGCTGATCGTACTGTTGATAAAACTTCTTAAAATCTTGTTGTAGTACTGATTGTTCTGCGGCGCCCATGTGTGGAGTTTTAACTACATCTAAATAGTCTATTAGACGCTTTAATTGATTAACTTCAAATTGATGCAGGAACTTGCTGTCGTAATTGTGATCCAACCATTCTTGTAGTTGTTCTCTATAAAACGTTCTTGCTGAATCGGGTAATACTAATGGACTTTGAAAACTAGGGAATCGTAAGATATTCAAACTAAATGTAGGAAAGTCACGACCATATTCCATTTTCCAATTAAGTAGTATATCTAAAAATGCAGGTAAGCCTTCTAAGCATAATGCGTTAATAGTACACATCATATGGAAGCCTTCGATCTTACCATTGGTTAAAACTTTTTCTACATTGTTAGCCCAGTCGTCCCATACTAAGCCATCACGTATGTATTCTGCTTGTGGCCCCCATGACTCGTTGCTAGTGTACAAGTGAAAATGTTTGATACTGTGTGTAGCATCGATTAAACGATCGATAAGCTCGTCCTTGGCGCCCAAGTTGCTGTTCATAGCAAACTTCATATCTGTATCGTGTGTCTTGAACCAATCTAACAGTTTCCAAGTATCACCCGACATCAAGGGCTCACCACCAGTTAGTCGTAGTTCTTGTAAAGTCCGGTGTAGGTCCGACTCCCACCACTTAAAGAACGCCTCAACGTAAGGATTAGTCTCACCAAACTTATATAGCTGACTACTTCCATGGCTATGAGTAAAATGATTCCTGCCGTCTGAAGTGAGGCCGGTAAAAGGTCCATTGGTGTCAATATCTTTAACCCAAGTGCTACTGAAAGCAGGGTTACAGTAACTACACCCAAAATTGCATGTGCGATCAAAAGCAATTTCAAGCGTTCGTAAATCCACATCACTGCGTGGTGGCTCAACATAAGCTGTCTCCAATTCTTCGTCTGTATATATAACTGTTTTATAAACTCGGTCAGAAATATTATCTCTGCCAATATCTTCTATCTTCCAGCAATATTCACAGCCGGCTGGACGTTCTCCTTTCTGCATCTGCTCACGCTCTAATTTCTTTTGTGGCGTGTTATGTAGTGCTTTTGGGTTTGCTATGACATCTGCTACTTCTACCTTATGTGGCAATGGGTGATGACAACTGGTAGTCATACCCGAGCCTAACCATATAGTAGCGTTGTACCATTTTGCTCCGCAGAACGATTCTGACTTGATGTCAATTACACGGCGTTTGTATTCTAAATCTGATTCGTTATTAATTCTGGGCATAGTATCTACATTCATCCCAAAATTCTTTCATTTGGGGAAAGGTTGCTAGGAAATCGGTTCGGCGACGTTTATCGTGTTCATTAAAGAAACGATAAAAGTCTGCTCGTTGTAGTTTAACATATCCTGGGTCCAGATTGCGACCTTCTTTCATCCAATCTATATCACGACGTATACGTTGTATTTCGTAGTCTTTGAATCCTTGAAATGGAGCATCTGCGGTTTCTAAATTCATTTCCATCCAGTCAGCTACACGTTCTAGTACACTTGCATACACAGGTGGTAGTATCTGTAGACTTTGCCAAGTGGGTGTGCGTAGTAACGGAGTATCAAACCAAACACGTTGATATGTGGTGCTGTACTTTTTACGTAATTCAAGTATCCAATTTAATTGTCGCTGTATTCCAAGTACACTTAGATTATTCATTGTAATAATAAAAGTTAAACTATTACGATGTGGAATTTCCGTTAAGAATCTATTAACATTTTCGTGTAGACGATTCATGTTAAGACCATTACGTATATATTCAGCGTGACGTATATCACCAGTGTCTACACTAACATACTGCATGAAGTGTTCAATCTGTGTATTGCATAGACGTTTTACATAATCTAAATACTTGTTCATCAAGTTATCTTCTACACTAAAGTTGCTGGTCACATCCAAGTGTAGTTCAGGGTTAGGTAAGGCCAATACATAGTCAAATACCTTATAGGTATTCTTATCCATCAATGGTTCACCGCCAGTCATGCGGAAATGTTTTAATTGTGGATAAAGGGTTGGAAACCATTCCCAAAATGCATCGACATAAGGATTAGGTTGGGAAGCAGGAATAGGACGGCGACTACCAACAAAATGGCTGGGATCATTGTGTACAGTACTGGTTGGGTATCCGCCCCATCTATCCACTTCTTCCATCCACTTGCTACTAAACTGAGGACTACAATAACTACATCGCAAATTACACGCATGGTTAAAGTTAACTTCGACGTACGACGGAATAACATCCGTTTCATTTCCGGTACTTGTTCTAATTTTATCATAATCTTCTGCGGCCCAAGGCTCCCCTGATCTATAGTGTCTATCACTCAATTGGTTATGTGCTTCTATGTTCCAGCAGTAACTACATTCGCTGGGCTTTTCATTTTTAAGCATAATAACACGCTGTTGTTTCTTATGCTCAGTATTGTGTAATGCGCCAGGATCTAGTTTAATTGCTTCTGGATCTATGGCATGTAATGGAGGATGATAGCATGAGTTATTAAGACCTGTAGGCAAATGTAGGCTGACTTGTTTCCATTTGGCCAAGCACAATGCGGGCCCTAATTGCTCTTTCATCTGCTCAGCGGCAGACATGAAATCACTTTTACTCACGTGTCATTATCCCTAGATTCTTAAACCGACTCTTATAGTGATGTTTGAAAAAACGACTTTCTTCTGGATCCATATCTACAATGGGTAGCCCCAATCGTCTGCGTAGTATATCTCCAATTTCTTGACAGTTCTCTGGCCGATCATCATTGCAATAATAATCATTCCAAAGTTTTTCTAATGCATCAAAATCTTGTACTTGTCGATAGTCCCAATCTTTTAACATGGTTAGGTATGTTCCGACTCGTGCTCCGTATATAGCATAGAAACCATTGTCAACATCTGCACCTACCGTTTGCCAAATACATAAATTATCATAGTTACGATTGTGTACACGTTGTTCAAAATCTTCTAAACTAGGTCGTGTTCCGCGATCCAAACACATCTTAACACCTTCGCGGAAGCCGGCTCGCCATGCTTGAAATGGAGTTTGATTTGGATGCGTTGTCGAGTAGCAGTCATGCATATTAAAGTAGTTGGGATAAAAGCAAAACTCTACATCATTAGCCGCTGTGCCGTCACTGGCTTCGTGTGTACGCATGTTCATTACAAATTCCTTTGACCAAACACTAATACCGCCATTGCCGTACATCAGGCCATTGACAGCATTACGAGCTCGCCAACGAAATGCTCCACCTTGATGTTCATCTGTTAAGACAAGTTGTTGATTGAAGAAAGAATCATCTGGGATATTGTCACCATCAATAAGCACAAACCAGTCAGTATCGCATACACTAGCGGCTGCCTTATGTGCCGTGTCGCTACCTTTAATGCCATCCACTCGTTCTGCCCAAGGCACCATATTCTCAATGAGGATCCAAAATTCTTCTTTACGTGGTTCATCGTAAGTTAAAAATACGCAATCTAAATCAGCAATGTCAATAATCTGTTCTGTCATAATATTCTATTTCTGGGTATGTTTCGCCGGGCTCTAATATTAAACCGGCATGTCCTGCTACTACTGCATATCCTGTGTCGGCTTTACGTAATTTTACAGTATAGCGAGCATCTACATCAATCTTTTTGAGTTCGCCTTTAACTACACGATAACGAAAATTATTGTCATAAGTTTCTCTATCAACTACTATGTATGTGCCTTCGGTGTGTTCAATCATTGAACAATGTGTAATATCACCTGACTCGTTATAATAAATCCTGTACTCAGGAGTTATTGTAACTTCTGGTTTTACTAAAGCAAATACATCTTCGTTAGAGTACATAGCGTTTGTCATAGTAGTGTACTGGATGGTATTGATTCAAATTATTAATACGAATCATATTACCATCACGTTCATTCACAACAGTATCGGTCCACATACGATTGTCGCTCCAACCATTAAAAGCCGATTTCATATGTGTAAAGTTTACAAAATCTAAACTGGGCATAGTACAGGTTTCTGGGCCTACAAGTAATGCTGTTACTGCATAAAGTACATCAGTGCTAGGTGTAGTTTCTCTACAGTTAATTAATACGTTGTCTCTAATGTGTGCCCAATTGGTAAAAACATAACGTGCTGTATTAAAAAAGCCTGCGGCTTCTCGACTGTATCTAAAATACATTAGGCCGTTATATACATCAGGCAAGTTATTATCCGCAAATACTTTGCGATATAAATTTGATTTATTAATACGTCCGCGATAATCTCTAGCACCTGTACTCAAACAAACTGTTGATAATCTAAAACTAGTCCACCAATGGTCGATGCTACGAGTAAACAATAAATCACTTTCTAGTTTTACAGTTTCCTTAAATGGTGTAAGATTGAATACTTGATGTTCATTAGCCAATCTCCAAGTGCTGGTAGGATCATTATAATCCACGGGCAAATCAATAATATAATCAAAAACATTACGATGACGTTCATCAACTTTCTCCTTAGTGGCACTATCTACAATTACTGCATAACTGTTAATGCGTTGCGTTGCCTTAACATTAACAGCTTGGTGGTAAGCAAGCTCTAAATAATCAACTGTGTCTGTATTTTGTGCAAAGGTAACAAATCCTTGTTGTTCTTTATGATTCACAAACAACCTCCACTAACTGACGGAAGTTGTCAGACAGCAAATACTCTTTATCCATTACGTGCAAATTTTGATAAGGTACCACAGTAGCTGAGTCTGCAAATTTAAGTTGTAAAAAATTCTTTGTAGGTAAAATTGCATCGATAGTTTTTTCTACTGTGTACATAGGCCACGGAATGCCTTGATCCTCATTGAGGTCGTAACCGCTTAGGATAGTATTAGCTATAGCAAACGCATAATCGTTTCTAAAGTTACCTTCACGTATATTATACAATGCACGATAGTAATGATAGTTACGTTGTATGCGACCAACTAGGTTAAAAAATAATCCAGCACGTTCAGTCTTGCGAAAAGCTACTACAGTGGCCCAAATAAAAGGCAAACTAGTTTCGCCCATTTCTTCGTATAGCGGACCTGAGTCAGTATAATTGTGATGCATTAATCTATAGTCAAAGTCTGCGGCAAATAACGTCAATAGGCTATTGTCAAATACCAAATAGTCGCTGTCGAGTAATAGTGTTTCTGCATAAGGACTTAGTTCATAGGCCATGTAACGACCAAAGTTACGCCATTTGACTGTAGCGTTATCTAACTTAAAACTGTGCCCGGCAATGTCTATTCGTATAACTTGATCGTAAGCAAACTTGGGTTCGCTGGTTAAGTCAGTGACTAGGGTAACAGGCAAACCCATGCTGTGCTTGATTAATCGACTAGTTTGATCTGCCATGGCTACATAATCTGTTTGCCCATTGTTAAGAGCAAACATTATGACACCTCTAGACTTTGCGGAGTTTTTTAAGTTCGCCATGTTGTTGATGCCAACGGTTCATTACCATTTGATAATGCTGTTGTGCTTGAATTAAAAATACGTGTCGATCAATTTGAATAGGATTACCATACACATCTTCGAGGAACATTTCATCAATTGGCCATCCTTGCATAAAGGTAATTAATTCTGGCGTAATCTTAAACAGGCCACCATTATGTGCATAATGTAAATCGGTTTGAATTTTTTCTCGTAAGATACGCTTATTAACTTGATAGTCGGTTGCCCGACGGATTTCGTTGGTAAGGTTTTCGAGTTCGCTCATGATAGAAAGATAGGTATAGGCAGTAAGTATACTGCACTACACCTGTGTTGTCAACTGCTTTTGGATTAACCGATTGTTACAGAACCCCAGCTATTGCTTAGGTTTGTAGTTTCTGGATAGGTAACGTCAACACGATGGTTAACGGTAATGTTTACTGTATCGTTAAAGTACCAGTAGTTACCGTAGTTAGAACCACCAGATTCTTTTTGTGGTCCTTGAGATGCTTGTGGATCAGAACCTGTATAGTCACCGTCAGTACGTTGTGCCGATATAAATGTCAATCTAAATGTAATTATTGTACCGCGGTCTTGATATAAACCTTGTGTACCGTTAGACTGTACCGTCAAGCTCACTGTATCGCCAGTGTATAAACTAGTTGTACTAGTAATTGCCGCCAATGTTTGTTGATTAGTAGTTAATTCATAATAACCAATGGAAGTTTGGTTCGTTGTTACTGAACCACCCGAACCACCGATACCAGCATTGGTATGTGCGCGGAACGCGGATTGGTTGCTAAAGTTGCTGGATAATAGTGTTACAAGGTCTGCTGAACGGTTTGTACCGTCGTTGTTAGCCACACTACTAATAACAAAGCTAATTTGTCCGCCAGCATTAAAGAAATAACGTGCTTGGTCAGCTGACTGAAAAGTAACTGTACGAGTAATAGTATTTGAAAATGCCGCTGGGTTATTACCTTGGCTAAAACTTGGGTTGTAAGTACTACCAGGAGTATAAGTACCTTGTGTATTGTTAAACAATAAACGATTGGACCATGTTGCGGCTAAACTACTTTGTAGTGTGCTCAAATAGTTAATAGTCTGACCACTTGTTGTTGCGCTGATACCAGTACCAGTACCATTTTGGTGTGTCTTAATACTATTCAATGTGTTAATTAACTGTGCCCACTGTGTAGCGGTAACTGTACCTGTAGGGCTAACAGTTGGTACTAGAGTCTGCCCATAACCGTTGTCGTACTGTCCGCCTGCCCAAATAGCATTCAATGTGTTAGCTGCCACACTATTTTGAACGTCAACTAGTGCATTATAATCGGTGGCCTGAATTAGACCTAATTGTTGGTACGCCATTTATATTTCCTGTTATGAATTTATCTTTACAATAGCTTCAATTGTACTTTCACCCTCAGTGGTTTTGTCAACCAAACTACGTCCGATTACATTCCATGGAGTTAATTCTGATGTCTTACCAGCACGTGCTATACCGTTTCCGCCACTAACTAGACGATCGCCTTTGCTAATAAAGCCAACTGCTCTAACTGGTACACGACCACTCATTGCAACTGGTGGATGTGTATCATCCGAACCAGCACTCGAGTTCATTAAGTAAGCCGCATTAGTACTTATGACACCAAATACTTTGTCGCTTAATTCGTTTACCACTTTGGTAATTTCGTTTACACCACCCATTTCAACCACTGTTCCTGCGGGATATACTGCATCTGCATGGAAGCGTTCTGCCAAGTCAGCGTATAATGCGTGGATAGCTGTACCGTAGATACCGCCAAACCAATTTGATACGCTACCAATGTTACTTGTTAGGTTACCAGTTGGAGTAATGTTACCCGAAATTGTTTGGTTACTTGTAACTACTAATGTACCTACCGTTGCGCCTGTTGTGAACACAGCAGTTGCGCCAACGTGGGCCGGTGCTGTCACTTGTGTTGCTACGTTAATGTTGCTGTTTACTGTAACGTTACCTGTTAATGTAGTTGTACCACCAATGCTTACGTTACCTGCGGCAATTACACGGTTAACAATAGCGGCGTTAGCATACATACCATTCCAATATGCTGTTGTACCGCCTAAGTTAATAACTGCGTTACTTGCTGGGATAACGGTTGTAAATGCTGTAACAGTTGTAAATGCACCAGTACTTGGAACTGATGGGCCAATTGGTGTATTGTTCAATGCACTAAAGGTAGCAGGAGCTTGACCTAGTGTAGCAATTTCTAAACCATTGTATGTAGCATAACCAGTTAGGCTTGTTGTGCCGTTAGTTTGCAAGTTAAAGATGTTACCAAGCTGTGTAACAGTTGGTTGAATAGCTGTGTTTAACTGACCAATAAAGCCTGCGCTGGCACTAATAGTACCAGTATTGTTAATTTGTCCAGAGATAATGTTGGTTGCGTTAACTAACGGAGCCGCAACGTTACCACTTAGTGAGCCACTAAAGCCACCAGTTGGAGATGCAATCAAACCTGTTGTAGTAATTGTTCCAGCTGTAATACCAGCAACAGTAATACCAGCACCGCTATCACGCTGTACTAGTGTATTTGGTGTAGCCGCTGTATCTTGATTGTTTAATCCCATCGCAGGAGTGTTTGTTGTATTAAAATTCAAACCTGCACGAATCTGTGTAAAGCCAGGAGTTGTTGTTGTAAATGTTTCGTATGCAAAGATAGCATAAACAACACCTTTAATCTTAAACTGTACGATTGTACGAACAGCACCTGTTGTATCTGTAATCAAGGATGGTGTAGCACCTGTATCACCAGTTGCTGTAGTAGCCGCCGGACCGACAACGATCCATTGTGCGCCTGTATATACTTTTAGCTGATTGTTTGTACTATCAAACCATAAGTCGCCACCTAGTGCGCTTAAGTCTGCTGGAGGAGCACTTGCTGGGCTTGATGTAGCACCAGTTGAAATCTTCCAACTGTTACCAGTGTAAACACGCATAACGTTGTTAATAGTGTCCCACCATAATTGTCCAACTAAAGGATTAGCTGGGCTAGATCCGTTAGCAAAATTTTCTAGTATATGTACGAAGTTATCGTTTAAGAACTGACCGTAACCGGCGTAGTTTTTACCAATTAATACTAAACTTGTGTGTGAGGTATCTACTGTACCGTCAGAAAGACCGCCAGTTATTAAATTTGTACCGTTTGTCAGGTTAATCGTGTATGACATTTATAATCCTTGATTGCTTGTTATATTTATACCATTTTTAACAACACTTAATCCATCATAGGTAAACCATGTTACAATTACGTCCCTAGTTTGGGTACTAGGGGTAGTGTAATGTCTAAACATACCGTACGGCGGGAAAACTACTACCTTGCCCGCTTGGGTTTTTACCGTTTTGTTTTGTGCTGGAAATACTAATTCCCCGCCTTCATCTAGGGTATTTAGATGTAATACTGCACTGGCGTATCTTAAATTGGGCTGTCCTGCTACTATTTCACTATCTGCATGTTCTACACAAACATCGCCGGGGCTATATCTGTGGAATTCGTAACCGGCATCACCCATGCCACTATAACTTGGTCGGTATAAAGGACGTATTTCCCTTTTAACTCGTCGAAAAATTACAGCCAATTCTAATGCAACTTCTTGTAATTCTTTATTGTTTGATATTGTTACCGTTGTACCTTGTCTATTACACTCGTTTGGTTCGCCAAACTGACCTATATATGGGTTGATACTATTTCGTATACGTTCAATGCTGTTGGCATCAACATAATTGTCCAACTCAACAATCATTAATAAACCTTTTGTAGGTAGCACAAAGCATAGTATGGTGGGCGCATATCAATTGATGAGCCAGAACCTGTTTGACTTGTATTACCTGATAGTGTAATTGAGTGTAAGTGGCCTGTTACAGCAGAAACGGAAGTATCTACACTTAATCCAGTTTGTGCGGCTACAGTTGTTGATGTAGTAGGCACTAGTGGAGTAGCCGAAGTTCCTGTTGTACGCACCGAGGCATTAGAATAAGTTGTATAACTGTGTGCATGTCCTGGATCTGTCACAGTAGACGTAGCTGTATGTGTGTGACTACCGGCAGTTCCGGTGTTTCCAGTTAAACTCACAGCGTGATTATGCTGTGGCAACATTGCTGTAGTTAATTGTAATGTACTATTGCCTCCCGAATCACCTACATTGTAGGCACCGCCTGCGCCAATAATAAATTGTCCGCGCAGATCCGGTGTACCATTTGTACCATCGCACAAGGTCCACCCTGCTGGAATTGCGCTTACTGCTCCGCCCCACATTATAATCATACCTGTTGGCATAACATTATGAACAAATGCCGTAGTTGCCAATGCGTTAGTACGATTGTTAGTTGCTGGCGTTGATGTTGTAGCAGAGATTAAGTTAGCGTTAGTAATGTTAGCACCAAATATTGGAGTTCCAACAATATTACCACCTGTAATTAAAGCGTTACCTGCACTAAAGTTTGCAGATACTGTTGTGGTTGTACTCAGACTTGTTAGTCCAGCAACGTTACCACCAGTGATGTTAATTGACGATGTAGTTAAATTTTGGAAGTTAGCTACTGCGGCACTCAACGAACTGATGTTGGTAATATTACCGCCATTAATTAATGCATTAGCTGTGCTCAAGTTGGCTGTGGCTAATGTAGTTGTGTTAACATGAGAAATATTTGTGAACGATCCGCCAGTAATTTGTGCATTAGCTGTACTGAAATTGCCGACTACTTCTGTTCCAACTGTTTGATTAACTACAGAAGCTGTTGTTGATTGTAATGTAGCAATTCCTGTAATGTTGCCGCTGACAATTTGTGCATTGGCAACAGAAAGATTTGTAAATGTAGCGGTTGTAGCAGATACGTTGGCTAACCCTGTTATATATCCACTAGCAATTACAGCGTTGGCTGTGCTAAAATTATTAACTGTACTATAGAATGAAGTTGTATTGCCCGTTAGTGTACCAAATAAATTTGTTGCTGTTACACTAATGCCAGATAAGTTACCAACGACATTACCTGTTAGTGTTCCTGTAATGTTAGTCGCAGTAACACTATTACCCGTCAAGTTACCAACTACACTACCTGTAAGATTACCAACCACGTTAGTATTAATTGTTGGACTTGGAATAGAGTTATTAAATGTAATACCAGGATTTATTAATGGGAAACCTGGTAAGTTGCTAGGTGCAAATGCGGTGTCTGCACTTACTGTTGCCATTACTACGTTACCAAATTGTAGTTGTACAATATTATGATTATTGTTTAGACTGTCTACAATGTTAACTGGTATTGCACCGCTCACACCTTGTGACTTGGTATACAAAGGCCCAACAAAGCTCCATGCTGTGCCATCGTAAACATAAAATTGATTTGTTCCATTATTAAACCAAGTATCGCCTGTTTTAACTGCGCTTGGTTGTGTGCCTGTAACAAACGCACCACCCACTGGGCTATAACCATTTTTTGTAAATACGTTTAATGTTTGATGTGCTTTGTCAAACCAAAGCTGACCTTGTAAGTTTACACCGCTTGGTTGTGTGTTTCCTGCAAAATTTTCTAGCAAATACACTAAATTTTCATTTAATTTTTGACCGTAGCCAACATAGTTAGCACCTGGTAGTGTCAATGCGGTACTATTATCAAGACTTCCGTCAATGATAGTAGTAAGAGTAGTACCGTCTGTTTTTGTTATTGTATATGCCATATTGCGTTCCGTTTATTACTATACTTATCTAAAATCTTATTTGTAGTTGGGGTCAAAATCTGGTCCCCAGTAAATTTTAATAAATCCTGGTGCTCCGGCACCACCTGTCCAGTTTAGTGGTCCGGTCCTATCAGTAAATCCAGCACCACCACCGCCTGCTCCAAATCCTGAGGCGTCTTGTCCGTTACTATTCCCAGGGACTCCGCCAGCGCCACCTGTGCCAAAAGGGGTGCTACCTCCTGCCCCACCTGATCCAGAACTGCTATCTCCGCTACCTGTTTCTCCGCCTGCACCTGGGTTTCCATTTGGTGTTCCTCCTGTTCCGCCGCCTGCCATATTATTTTCCCCTTCCAATAGCAACAATAGCTCTTAATAGTGTAAACACACCAATTAAAGCTAGTCCTTTAATAAATCCTGTAGGTTTGGTACTTGGACCAAACACTCTATTCCATACACCAACTGCTTTACTAATAGGTGTACCAATAATCATTAATGCTAAACCTGTACGATTCTTACGAGTAAACATCCACTCAGCCCAAGGTGTAGCAATTTTTTCTGCCCACTTGGTAGACCAGGCAATTTGTGCTTGTCTTCTTTGTTCCTCATCACGAATCCAGAGCATCATTTGTGGGCCACGACCTTCCATCCAGTCAACTACTACTTCTGCCCATGCACGGTATCCATTGTAAATGTCTGGATGTTTAGC